ACAGACCACGCTGACCGACCCATACGGGGGTGGGGCGGTGGCAGATGCGGATGGAATGTATGCCATCTATGCCCTGCTGGACACCAGTCCGGTGAGCAGATTTATTCTTATCCCAACCACGACTATTGTCCTTGACCCCGATGCAGGTACGACCAGCACGTTTCCATCGTACCTGAAGTCGCTGCGCAACCCGGACGGGTATCCGTGCAACTTTGCCTGTGCCAGGTACGGGCGGCAGGATATCTGGCTGGTGCGGGTGATGAACATATCTCCTCAGGACTGGGCGAGCCTTGCAGCCAAGCCGGACGTGTACGTTTTGCCGCCGGACGCCAGCCTGGATAATGTCATCACCGACAAGGCAGTGATAGAAGCCTTTTTTGAGAGCTTCAAAATCCCGGCCGCCTGGATAGAAGCCGGGACAACGTACCGGGAACTGCTGAAGGCGGTGGTGAATATGTGCAGGATCACGCAGCGGTTCTTCGGCATTGCGGGGTACGAGTTATTCACGGGTGGGGTGACGCTGGAGACCACTTTCAGCGAGCTATCGGCGCAGTCGCAATCGGCGCTGCAGCAAACGGTGAATGAGTTAGCGGGCGAGGATGTGCCGATCAATCCGAGCGCCAAGATGCGGTTATTGCTGAAGGTGTCGAGCACGTATTGGGAAGATGAGCCAACCACGCTTGGAGACTATACGTTGTGACATCTATCTCGGATGATTTCAACAGAGCGAATAGCACCGACCTCGGCTCCAACTGGACTGAGGATGCTGGCGGTTGGGAGATATCATCCAACCAGCTCATTGAAACTACAATCGGTAGTGCGTATTACAAATGCCGGTGGGTTGGCACGTCTCTGTCATCCAATAACTACGATGTTGAAGTAAATGCCGAATCGAACGGCGATGGGCAAGGTCACGGCCCGTTCGGGCGAGGCGCGGCGAGCAGCACGGTCACATATTATGCAGTATTGGGTTTTGCTGGATACGGTTTTTATCTGGTCGAGATCACGGCGGGCAGCGAGAGCATCATCAATAATGCAGGGACTTGTACCAGCGGGACTGTGTATGATGTGCGGCTGCGGTGTGACGGGTCAAGCCTGACCGGGTATGTGAATGATGTCAGCACGGTCACGGGCAGCGACAGCACGCTATCCAGCGGTGCGGTTGGGGTTGCGTCGTACAACTATACAAACGGCACGGCAGACATCATCGACAACTTTGCGGCGAGTGATTTGTCGGCGGGCTACACAGTCAGCGCGTCGGAGACGGTGACGGTCAGCGAGGCTAAAACGCTTTCGGTTGGGACAAGCCAGGTCAGCAAGTCCGAGACGGTGACGGTCAGCGAATCCAAGGCGCTTTCGGTAGGGACAAGCCAAGTAAGCAAATCTGAAACGGTCACGGTAAGCGAGGCTGCGAGCGCGTCAGTCGGCACGCCACAGGCGAGCGCGTCTGAGACGGTGACGGTCGGTGAGGCAACTGCAGCGGCAGTAGGGACAAGCCAGGTCAGCGCGGCGGACAGCATCACCGTCAGCGAGAATGTCGCGGCTGAGGTTACGGCGGCGGGCGAGATCAATGTCAATGCGGCTGAGACGGTCACAGTCAGCGAAGCGGCCGGTGCAACGGTTGGCGTTTCACAGGTAAGCAAGTCTGAGACGGTGACGGTTAGCGATACGCCTGTGGCGGCGGTATCTTCGCCGCAAATCAGTGCGTCTGAGGCGGTGACGGTCGGCGAGAGCGGCAATGCCCAGGTGGGGACAAGCCAGGTATCCGTATCCGAGACGGTGACGGTCAGCGAGGATATTGCTTTATCGGTAGTTGCGGCGGGGACACTGGCGGTCAGCACGGCGGAGACGGTGACGGTAAGCGATGCACCAACGGCGGCAGTGTCTTCGCCGCAGGTAAGCAAGTCGGAAACGGTCACAATCAGCGAGGATGTTGCGGCGCTGGCAAGCGCGCCGCAGGCAAGCGCAACGGATACGGTCACGACGAGCGAGTCGGTGAGCTGTGCGGTTGGCGCGCCATCGGCTTATGTGGTGAGCGTGACGGAAACGATCACGGTCACGGATGCGGTATCCATGGCGATGCCCGACCCGCTGGCGATCAGCGCGGCAGAGACGGTGACAACCAGCGAGGATGTTATGGTATCCAGCGCGTTTGCGTATCCGGGGCTGGCAACGACAAGCGAGGCGCTGGCAGGCGGAGCGGCAGGGAGCGAAACGCTGCTGTGGATTGCGGCGGTGACCGAAGCCGGCGTGGGCGGCGTAAGCGCAACGGAGGGGTAAGATGGCGAGCACTTATGACAAGGGCGATTTACTGAGGCTGACGGGGACGTTCACGAATGCGAGCGGGACGGCGACCGACCCGACCACGATAACGTTGAAGATCAAAGCACCGGGGACGGCGCTGGCGACGTACACGTACGCGCTTTCGCAGGTGACGAAAAGCTCGACGGGCGTGTATTACAAGGACATCAGCCTGGCTACGGTGGGGCGATGGTTCTACCGCTGGGAGGGGACGGGAACGGTGGAAGCGGCGGTGGAGGGGTGGTTCGAGGTCAGGGAAGCGCGGGCGGTATAAATGGCGACGATTGAGGAAGCGATTTATGCGCATTTGATTACGGACGCGGGGGTGAGCGCGCTGGCGAGCACACGGATATACCCGCAGACGATCCCGCAAGATATTGACCTGCCGGCGATCGCTTACCAGCGCATTTCGGGGCCACGGATAAGCGCGCACGACGGACCCACAGGGCTGGCGCGGGCAAGGATGCAGCTCACCTGCCAAGCAAGCACGTACACGGCGGCGAAGGGGCTGGCGATGGCGGCGCGCCGGGCGCTGGACGGTTATGCGGGGATTGTGACAACGACCGGGAACGATACGGTGGAGATTGAAGCGGCGTTCCTGGCCAACGAGTGGGACGGGTACGAGGTGGTGACCGGGCAAAGCACGGTGAGAGTCGATTTTATGATCCTGTATGCGGAGGATTTCAATGCGACGATCCTGGCGGATGCGGATGCGGTATTGCTGGAGGTGTGATGACTACGCTCAAAACGATCCATGAACTGACGGAGCTGGCGGAGGTGCCGGCCACGGGCGACGAGCTCGTGATTTATGATGCAAGCGCGGGGTCTACGAAACGGGTAAGCCGGTCTAACTTCCTGGGCTACACGGAGTATGTGGCGCTGCTGACGCAGAGCGGCACGAATGCGCCGACGGCGGTTGTGGTCAAGAATGACACCGGGGCAACAGTGACTTATGGATATTCTGCCGCGGGTCTATATACAATGACATTTGGATCAGCCGTTCTTACGGCCAATAAGACGGTTGCCATACTGGTGTCTGATGATGGGGTATATACATTCGCCGCACGATATGCTTCTACAACTGCAATCAATCTATCTACTTTTGATTCTGGAATTGCGGTTAATTCTGTTCTATCCTCCACCCCGGTCATTGTCAGGATATATGTATAACGCCCATACGAGGGCGATCAAAAACAAGTTTTAGGAGGCATAAGAGATGGCAGCAACAGGCGGTTATGGTGTAACGTTGAAGATCATGGTTTCGACCACGCTGACGGCGGTGGCGAACGTGATCGACGTGGACTTCCCAAAGTTCGTGAAGTTCATCGCGGAGAGCACGGGGCACGACGCAACGTCAGGGTACTATACGGCGGTGGCGACGGGCAAGCGGAAGCTAGAGTCGTTCACGGCGACGCTGGCATGGGACAGCGTCGCCACGACCCATGCGGCAATCGTGACGGCGTTTGACAGCGACGCGGCGGTGAGCATGAGCATCCAGGACCCGGACGGGGTGGAGATCATTGCGTTCAGCGCGCATATCGAGGCGATCACCCGAATTTCCCGGCAGGAGGAAGTTTACCAAGCTGAGGTGACGATCCACCCGACCGGCGTGCCGACGATCACGTAAGGGAGCGGACATGTCTATATTGAGCAGGGATGACATCCTGAGGGCAGCCGACCTGCCCACGGAAGAGGTGCATGTGCCGGAGTGGGGCGGGAGCGTGCTGGTGCGCGGCATGACCGGGGCTGAGCGGGATGCGTTTGAGAGCTCGGTGGTCGAGCTGAAAGCGGGCAACAAGGCGACCTCGGTGAACATGCAGAACATCCGCGCCAAGCTGGTGGCATTGACCGTGGTGGACGAGAAGGGCGAGCGGCTGTTCAGCCAGGCGGATGTGGAGCTGCTGGGCAACAAGAGCGCGGCAGCCCTGCAGCGCATTTTCGAGGCGGCGCAGCGGCTCTCCGGGCTGACGCAGGCGGACGTAGAGGAACTGGCAAAAAACTGAGGCAGCGCCCTGACCGGCGCTTTTACTTCCGCCTGGCGCTGGCGCTGGGCACAACGGTCGACGACCTGCTGAGGCGCATCAGCAGCCGGGAATTAGCTGAATGGATGGCGTATGCGAAGATCGAGCCGTTTGGAGAGGAACGGGCTGATTTGAGAGCAGGGATTGTAGCATCCACCATTGCGAACGTGAATCGCGACCCGAAACGGCGCGTCAAGCCGTTCACGCCGGATGAGTTCATGCCGGACTTTGACATGGAGACGCGGGGCGGGCGGAAAAGCGCGACGGAGATTTACGCAATCCTGCGCACCTGGGCGCTACTGGCTGGGGCGAAAAATGAGCATTAGAGTGACGGCGAAGATCGAAGGCGGCGAGCAGCTGCTGCGGGCGCTAAAGGAGATGGACGCAGACCTGGATCGGGTGCTGGAAGCGGCGGCGCTGGAAGGGGCGGAGGTGATCCGGGAGGCGGCGATTTCACGCGCGCCGGGCGATCACATCGAGGTGGAGGTGAAAGAGGTCAAGCGGGGGCATGCCACGATTGAGATCGGACCGGACAAGGATCACTGGTACTACAAGTTCTTTGAGACGGGGACCTCGGCGCACGAGGTGAGACCGGTAAACCGCAAGGCGCTGCAGATCACCCCGGAGGCGTATGCGATGTTTGCGAGCCCGAGCGGGATGGCTGCCAGACCGTTCTTGCGCCCGGCTTTTGACGAGAAACAAGCGGCAGCGGAGGCGGCGGTAGGGGATAAGCTGCGGGAGGCGGTTGAGAAATGAGCACACTGGCGACGCTGGTCGTATCGTTGACGGCTGACACGGGCAAGTTTACGAAGGACATGGAGAAAGCGGCGAAGGACAGCCAGAACTTCAGCGACAAGATCGGCAAAGCACTGGGTACGATTGGGAAGGTGGCAGCGGGGGTGGCGATCGGGGGGATAGCCGCCCTAGGGGCGGGACTGGCGTTTGCGGTCAAAGAGGCGATGGAGGCGCAGGAGGTGCAAGCGCAGTTGAACGCGGTGCTGGAGTCCACCGGCGGGATAGCGGGGGTGACGGCGGACATGGCGAACGACCTGGCGGACAAGTATAGCAAGATTACCCGCTTTGGGGATGAGGCGATTTTGAGCGGGGAGAATATCCTGCTGACCTTCACGAACATCGGCAAAGACGTATTCCCGCAGGCAACCGAGACGATCTTGAACATGAGCCAGGCACTGGGGCAAGACCTGCAAAGCAGCGCAACGATGCTAGGCAAGGCGCTGCAAGACCCGATCCAGGGGGTGTCGGCGCTGCGGCGGGTGGGGGTGAATTTCACGGAAGACCAGCAGAAGCTGATCCAGAGCCTGGTGGAGAGCGGCGACCTGATGGGCGCGCAGACGATGATCTTGAAGGAGTTGCAGGTGGAGTTCGGTGGAAGTGCGGAGGCGGCGGGGCAGACGTTTGCCGGGCAGCTGGACATTCTGAAGAACTCGCTGAGCAATGCGGCGGAGAGTGTGGGAACGGCGCTGCTGCCGGCGCTGACGGAGATAGTGAGCGGGGTGACGCCGATCATCAACGAGTACGCGCCGATCCTGGCGGACTGGCTGGGGAAGAACCTGCCGGTTGCGATCCAGACGCTATCCGATTTCTGGACAAACACGCTGAAACCGGCGATCACAACGGTATGGAACTGGATGAGCACGGTGCTGGTGCCTTTCCTGGTGAATGAGGTCTACCCGTGGCTGCAGGAGAACATCCCCAAGGCGCTGCAGACGCTGGCCAACTTCTGGAGCGATGTACTAAAACCGGCGATCACAACGGTATGGAACTGGATGAGCACGGTGCTGATGCCGTTTTTGGTGAATGAGGTTGTGCCGTTTGTGAGGGACACTTTCACGGCGGCGATACAGACTCTGAGCAACTTCTGGAACACGGTGCTGCTGCCGGCGATCACGGCGGTGTGGGACTTTACGAATACGTATCTGGTACCCATCTTTGAGGCGGTATGGGAGCTGTTCAACGTGGCGGGGGCGCTGGCCATTGCAGCGCTGGCGCTGCTATGGACAAGCACGCTGAAACCGGCGCTGGATGCGGTGTATACGTTCATCCAGGATAACGTGATCCCGATCCTGTCTGACCTGTGGGATTGGTTCAACGATAAGATTGCGCCCATCATCCGGGATACGGTCGTGCCAATATTCAACGGTTTTAAAGACGCGCTAAAAGGCGTGCGGGATGCGATCCAGTGGGTGATCGATAAGATTGTGGGGCTGGTGAACAAGCTGAAAGAGGTCAAATTGCCCTCCTGGGTGGAGCGGGACTCACCCAGCCCGTTTGAGATGACTTTCCTAGGGGCGGCGGAGGCGATTGACCGGCTCGCCAGTTACTCGTTCCCGAAGCTGCAAATGGCGATGAACATGGGGGCGATGACGGGGGCGCAGGCGGGGGGGCAGCCGATCACCAACTATAACCTGACCATCCACGAGGCCGGGCAGAGGGGCAACGTGGTGATGGATTTTGCGCTGATGAAGGCGCTAGCCAGAGGTTGATATGGCATGGAAGATTGTAGTACCGACGAAGACGGAACTTTACAACCTGGTCACCAACCCAAGCTTTGAGACGGGGACGGACGGCTATACGGCGGTTGGGGGGAGCACGACTCTGCTGCGCCAGGTGGCGGGGCCGCGGGGGATACAATACCTGGCAGTCACACCGGGAACCGGCGTGAATGACGGGGTGTATTTTGGCACGGTATCGCTGACGAACGCGACCACGTACACGTTTTCGGTTGACCTGAAGGGGGAAGTGAACTTCAAGATATATTTTGCCAACACTTTAGGGACACTAAAGGGCACGGCGACTTCGATTACGGACGCCGATCCGGCGTACTGGAAGCGGTATTCCGTGACGTGGACATGCGACAGCACCACCAGCTACCGCTTATACATCGTCAAGGACAACAGCACCAGCACATCCACATTCCACATTGACGGCTTGTGCGTGGTGCCGCTGGCTTATGACGTCACGTATTTTGACGGGGACACGCCCAACTGCCGGTGGGAAAGCACGGCGCACGCCTCGCGGTCTATCGCCGACCCGCAAGCGCGCAACGTGGGCAGGGTAGTCAATTTGAGCGACTATAACCTGCAGGTGCTTTCAATGGACGGCGTGGGGGTTGTGGATGCGACGCACCACGTGACACAGCGCGCCTTGCTGCCGGGGGCTGAATATAAGGGGCACAAGGTCCAGCCGAGGTATTTCTTGCTGACCAGCCTGGTGACCGGCTCCGGGTTGGAAGACCTGCACTCGAAGCGCAAGGATTTGATAGACCTGTTCAAGCACGACGCGCTGGCGGGAGACCAGCCGGTTATCCTGCGCTACAGCGGGGCGAACAGCGCCAAAGAGGCGGAGATTACCTGCTACCTGGACACGGAGAAGGGGATCATCAAGGACGAGCCGAACATCCAGAATGTCGCTTTACGGCTGGTCGCGTATGACCCGTATTTTTACACGCCGCACAATACGTCACAATCGCTGTCTTCAATAGACAGCGGGACGCGGCGTTATTTCATGGCGAAAAGAAGCGGGTGGTGGACTTCGATCACGCCCAGCGCGGTGACCGACCCGGGGTCAGGGATCAGGGTCAGGGACATCGAACCGACGGGGTCGTATTACAAGAAGCGATGGTTTGGTGATGCTAACAGCATGGGATTCCAGGCTGAGAAACTCTACGTATCCGGGTCGTTCCTGAATTGGGACGGGACGGCGGCAAGCGACTATATTGCGCAATACGATTTCAGTACGGAGGCGTGGAGCGCGGTGGGATCGGGCGCAAACGGCTATGTGCGGGCGATGGCGTATGCCCCGAACGGCTATTTGTATGTGTGCGGCGAGTTCACGAGCATCGGCGGGACGGCGGCGAACCGGGTGGCATATTGGAACGGGAGTTCGTGGAATGCGATGGGAACGGGTTTTGACAATACCGCATATGATATTATGGTGGCCAGCGACGGGAACGTATACGCGGTGGGGAACGACTCGACGATCGGCGGGGTGACCGGCGCGGCGTACGTGGCATATTGGGACGGGAGCTCGTGGAATGCGATGTCAAGCGGGATAAGCGCCACAGCGTATTGCCTGGACCAGGATGGGGCGGGGAATATCATTATCGGCGGCACACAAACGGGGTACGTCACCAAATGGGACGGCTCGGCGTTCACCAGCCTGTCAGCACCGGCCGCGTGCTGGGCGCTGAAAGTTCACCCGAACGGGACAATCTACGCCGGGTTAAACGGCGATGAGTTGATCACCCAGTACAACGGTAAGTCTTGGGTGAGCATGGCGGGCGGGATTACGGGCAGTGCTGTGTATTCGATTGACGTTGACCAGGACGGGCTGGTGTGGGTGGGCGGCGATTTTACGGCGGCGGGGGGGTTATCGGTGAACGGGCTGGTGTGCTGGAACGGGTACAACTTTGTGCATCCAGACGTAACTTTACCCGGAACGGCAACCTGCTGGGATGTGAAATGCGTGAACAACGACCTTTACCTGGGGTTCAACACCAGCGGGACGGCATACTTTTCCTATCAAAATTATTACGTTACAAACAACGGGACGGCGCGGGCCTATCCGAAGATCACCATCAACACATCCGGCGGGACTATACTGCCCAAGTATCTCAAGAACGAATCCACCGGAGCGACGATATGGATGGATGGCAAAATATTCGACGGCGAAACGCTGACGCTGGATTTCAGCGAGGGGGTGCGCGGCGTTTACAGCAGCTTTTACGGAAATAAGCTCACGTCGGTTTTGAGAGGCAGCGCGTTCACGGATTTTTACCTGCTGCCGGGGAATAATATTATCTCGCTGTACATTACCCAGCCCGGATCGCCGACGGTGACGGAAATTATCCAATGGCAAGAGAGGCATGAAAGCATTGACGGGACGGCGGCATGAGCGTTGAAGTGTGGTTATCCAGCCCCAGCGGGGCGCGCATCACCCACCTGGACCTGGTGCAGGAACTGGAATATGCCCAGGCGCTGAACAACGTGGGGGCGATAGTGGTCGTTTTGCCGGCGGATTACGACGACCTGTTGTCGCTGGATAAGATCATTGAGCTGTGGATCGACGGGCGTTTTATCACGGTCGGGTTTATCCGCAAGGTCAAGTATTTTGACGATGAAGACGGGGGGGAGAGAACGCTAATCACCGGCTACACGCCGAATTACCTGTTGACCTCGCGCATTATCGCGTATGCGGCGGGGACGGCGCAAGCCGACATGAGTGATTACGCCGACGATATGCTGAAGGAGATCGTGACGGACAACCTGGGCGGCGATGCGACCGGCGACCGGGACATATCCGGGCTGAATTTCAGCGTGGATGACCAGCTTGGGGATGCGCCGAGGATCACGAAAGGCTTTGCCTGGCGCAAGCTGTTCGACGTTTGTCTGGATATTTGCGCGGCGAGTGAAGAGAACGGGACCCGGCTATACTTCGAGGTGATGCCGTACTGGTACGCCAGCGAAGCCATCGGTTTTAAGTTTATAACGTATATCAACCAGCCTGGGGCGGATTTCGGGACGGACTCCGGGCAGCCGCTGTATTTCGGAAGAGCGTGGGGCAACCTAGTCAAGCCTGAACTGGAATACGACCACAGCGAGGAAATCACGCATGTCTACGCCGGCGGGCAGGGTGAGGGGAGTGACAGGCTGATCGAGGAGGTGTCGGATACGGATCGGGCTGAAGCGAGCATCTGGAATTACCGCGAGGGGTTTGCCGATGCCCGGAACGAAAAAGAAAGTGCGGGGATTGAGTCGAAGGCTTATAAAGTGCTGAACGAGAACGCGCCGCTCATAACGTTGAGCGGGGAGATCGTCGAGACAGGCAGCAGGCGCTGGGGGCTTGACTGGAATTTGGGTGATAAGGTGGTCGTTGAGCACCGGGGGATAAGCACGGATGCAATCATCAATAGCCTGCGTTTCAAGTTGTTGCCGGACGGGAGCCGCAGCCTGACGTGCGGGTTTAAGGTGGTTGGGGCGCTGCCGGGGTTAGGATTTACGTTATTATGATTGAGCTGGAACTGCTGAAGCGGATCGAGGAGTTGAGCGCCAGGGTAGCGGAGCTTGAAACTCGGGAGCTGCCGCCAATCGCCTGCCGGGTGTATAACGACGCCGATATTTCAATTCCCAATGCGACCAGCACGGCATTGACGTTCAACAGCGAGCGCAGCGATGTGTATGCGATGCACTCGACCAGCTCAAACACCAGCCGGATCACGTTCAGCCTGGGGGGGTGGTATTACGTGTGGGGGGGGGTGGCTTTTGCGGCAAATGCGACGGGTTACCGGCAGGTCTCCATACGGCTGGGAGGGTCTACCCCCCTGGCGGTGCACGGGGATGGGGCACCGCCCGCCTCGTTTTTTTCTTATATGACCGTATCCACGTTGTATTATTTTGCGGCAACGAATTATGTTGAGCTGGTGGTGTATCAAAACAGCGGGGGAAGTTTGAATGTAAACGTCGCAGCTAATCACTCGCCGGAGTTTGGGGCGATAAGGCTGCCGTGAATTTATGCTCAGCGTAGTATCTGGGCGCGAATGAACGTTACACAAAGGCAAACACACGCCAGAATGCCCCAGGTTAAATGCAAGGATAAAACATACGTGAAGCTGTGTAGAAAGGCGCTACGGGCTTCCTGTTGAGAAGTAACGCTAAAATAATGCTAGTTTCCGAACCATTAAATCGCCCGGCTTGCATACAATGACATCATCAGGAAGATCGGCAAAATAAGCATACTTAAAATCTGCTTTTGCACCGTCCTTTTTATTGTTATTCCTCCACCATCGGATTCGTCCCTGAGCCGTTGCTTGTTGCACTTGCGCATAATTTAAGATGCGCCAATCGTCAATGCTCCCTTTATCATACGAATCATAAAATACAGTATAGTACTGGCATTTAAGATTGAACCAATCACCCCTTATCTCTTGACGCCAATCTTGATAATACTCTATCGTTACTGAATGGAATTTTGTGAATAGTATCTTCTCCTGGCAAGTCGATGTCTGTTGAGATATAAACTTAAATATAATATCAATCCCAAGTTGAATATCATACCCAGACATAAATTCGTCTTTTGTGCATTCTATTACATCATATCCAGGTTCTAATGGCATTTTCAAATATTCAAATACCTGCCAATAAATATCGTTGGTTTGTCCCCATAAGTTCTCGGACTTATCAAAGCGATAAGCCCCGCGCCCATTGCTGCGATCAGTAATCTTTATTCTAGTTATTCCAGCCATAGTTTATATTCGCTTTACTCCTAGTCTTCCCTCGGAAATCCCGACATAGCCCTCTTCCTTCTCGATCAATGTGCATTCCCGATCATCGGGGCATACAGCGCCGGTTGTGCCACTTCCGGCAAATGGATCGAGTATCTTGTCGCTGGGATAGGAGCCGAATTCTATAAGGCGCTGGATTAAGCCTTCTGGTTTCTGTGTTGGGTGTAACTTCTTGTCACTAAAGTTAGTTTGTGGTACAGCAAATGTCTGAACATCAAACCATGCATCAGACCATTCTTTAGGGAAGTTCAACTCACGGTTGCCAGCATGTAAGATCATCTCCCAGCTATCCACAAAGCGCCCATTAGCCTTGCTTCCCATTGCCATATTGCGCCGATGCCAGACAATACGAGACTGAATAGGCAATCCCTTTAGCCTGAAGATCATCTCAATATCTGCCGCATACTTTGGGGAGCAGAACCAGAACAAATTATATTCATCTGCCAGGTGG